ATGATTTATTACTTGAAGCTGGTTTGTATTTCTTTTATATTGATGGCGAAAATCCATATATAATTAACAGCGAAACGCAACAGCGCAAAATGGATGCAATTAAAAAAGATGATGAGTTACGCGCTTTTTTTTTGAACAGTATAGAACAAATCTTGAAAGGTTCGAGCGCTTCAAACGTTTAAATTTTCCAAGGTTAAATAAGATTGACCCGAACATAAAACAAAAAAAGAAACCGCAAACTTATCAGCACGCAATACAAAAACTAAAAGAACAAAACCGCGAAAATGATTATATTATAACTAAGGGCGACCCGGTACAGATGGCAAATGTTAGATTTTGGGTTATACGTGATTATTATAGCGCATTAGAACAGATACTTAAAGATAATGATAGGGCCGAACAGGCTAATAAAAAAATAAACAAAAAGTAATGGCAGAAATTAAAGACGTTTATAGTTTAGAATTTAACGGTTCACAGTTTCAAAGTGAATTAGACAGCGCTATAGCTAAGGTTAATGAACTAAACGCTGCAATGGAAGAAGGCGCTGATGTATCGGCTGAACTTGAAGATGCGCAAAACAATTTAGTTTCTGTTTTAGGTACTGAAGCGAAAGGCATTGAACAGCTAAATCAAAAACGTGATGCACTTGTTAAAACACAAAAATCTGTTAATGCTGAAACTAAAGCTGGTATAGCTGTAAATAATCAACTAAATACAACTAATAAACAAATAGCAGTTAGCACTGGTCAGGCTGCAACTACACAAAGAAGTTTTGGTACTCAATTATTGCAGGGCGCAAGAAATATGAATACTTTGCGTAGAAGTACAATGATGTTAGGTAATGCTTTTAAATTATTAGGATTATCAAATCCATTTACTGCAATTTATGCAATTTTGCCAATTGTAATTGAATATTTATTTACTGCTACTGAAACACAAAATAAATTTAATGAAGCTGCAGAATCTGCTATTAGTAATTATGCAAAAGAAAAAGTAGCTTTAGATGATTTATTTAATACATTAAGTGATGTTAACGTAAAAGGAGATGAAAGAAGTGCGGTTATAGAACAAATAAATCAACAATATGGATCATATTTGCCAAATCTTTTAACTGAAGCTAGTACAGCTGAAGATATAGCTGCTGCTTATGATTTAGTTAACCAGGCTTTGATTAAAAAGGCAGCAACACAAGCTAAAGTAAATGCACTTGAAGCAGCAACTACACAATTATTAAAAGATAGAATTGAAGCATTAGATAAAATTAGAAAAGCCGAAAATGAATTACAAAAAGGTATTTCTGATACATCAATGCTTAATAGATTAAATAAAAATTTGGCAGATGCACAAGCAGGTTTAGCAAAAATAGATGAAAAATACCAAGATGAAGTAAAAAAAATAAATAAAGCAGCAGCTGATTTAGAAGTAGCTTTAGGTTTAAATGTACAAAATAGCGCAAAAAGTCAGGTCAAAACTGTTAGGCAAAGTCAAAATATTGTAAAACAACAAAATCAAAATGCTTTAAAAGCTCAACAAAAACATAATTATGATATATTAAAAGTTAACAGTCAATTATTAAAAAAATCTATAAAAAATATACAAGACGAAGAAAAAGAAAGAATAAAAGATATACAAAAAAGAATTAAAGAAACTGAAGATTTATTAAATTATCAAATATCATTAACAAAAGAAGGTACACAAGAACGTATCGATGCTGAAACACAATATACTGATGTTTTAACAGATTTATATAAAAGATATGCTAAAGAATTAGAAATGTCAGAAACTGAAATAAATCAGTTTATATCTGATAGGTTAAAAGCTAGAAATAATTTATATGAAGATTTTTATAATAAACAATCAAACATACAAATAAACAATCGAGAACGTGAATTAAATAATGAATTAAATGCACTAGAAAATCAAAGAAATGAAACATTAAAAGTATATTTTAACAATGCTGAAGAGCAAGCGAAAGTTAATGAATTTTTTGATAAACGCCGTTTAGAAATTGAAAATGAAGCTAACAAAGATATTCTAAATGCTAGAATTAAACTTTTAAATGAACTTAGAAATTTAGCAGTATCAACTAAAGATGAAAACTTAATAGCTGAAATTGATAATCAATTATCTGAACTTGAATTAAAAATTACTGAATTAGGTAAAGTTACTGCACAAACTAATGATGAAATAAAAGGTCTTACTGACAAACAAAAAGAACTTATTGATCAAACAATTACATTAGTTACCGGCGTTTCTGATTCTGTTTTTTCAGTTCTTAATGCGCAAGTTCAGGCATATATTAGTGGTTTAGACAAAGCCATTGATAAAAGCAAATCAGCATTGGATGAAATACGTTCTAACAGTGAAGATTACAATGCTAGGCAATTAGAAATTGAAAAGGAACGTTTAGATAAGTTGGAAGCTGAAAGAGCGCGTGCCGTAGAACGTGAAAAGAATTTAGCACAGGTACAGATAGCAATTAACGCGGCCATTGCTGTATCTAAGGCAGCCGTTGAAGGTGCAGGCTTTGCATCAGCTGTTACTATTGCATTAACATTAGCTTCTTTAGTTGCTGGTTTAGCACAGGCGCGCGTAGCTGCAGGTAATGCGTTTTATGAAGGTGTTGAATATCTTGAACGTGGCAATAATAAACCTGGTCGCGATACAATACCTGCAATGCTAAACGAGGGCGAACGTGTTATTACAACAGATACTAATAATAAGTATTGGGATGTTCTTAGCGCTGTACACAATAACAGAATACCAGCTGATGTACTTAATACATTTGCTAAAGCCTATCAACAAGGCGGCATTAAAAACGCTTTAGGGGCATTTGGCGATAATGTTAGCCTTAGTTCAGAGTTAGGGCAAAAATCTATATTTGTAAATGTGGCGCAAACTTACGGCGGTTTAGAAAACAGATTAGAACGTATTGAAGCTGTATTAACTGAACTACCTAAGTATATGCCAAGAACTACAGTTACTGCTAATGCAAATGGTATATTTAGAATTGTAGAACAAAGACAGGCGCGTAAAAACTTTTCACGTAATTGGTCAAAATAAAAACATAAAACTATGCCACTTATTAAATGCTTACCAGGTGATAACAAATGTATTTCTAAAAACATTAGAACTTTAATAGCTGAAGGTAAACCGCAAGAACAAGCAGTTGCCATTGCTTTAAGCCTTGTTAAGAAATGAAGTATCTGATTGCTATTATTATAGTTTTAGTATGTGTATTGCTATATATTACGATTGATAATAGCAATAAATTACATAAGCAGATACTAAAAAACGAACAAAAAACGCGCGATAGTTTGTCACAAATATATGCTAAATATGTTACAAAATCAGATAGCTTACAAGCGCATATAGATACGATGCAAACTACATTAGACAAGCAAATAAAACAATTTAGATATGACCTTTACAGGATTAAGATTATACATGTACCGAGTACTAATTACAGCAACGTTTCTGATACTTTGCTCCTTAGCCGCCTCATGTCAAATTACAAAGGTAAATGACGGTTTTTTAATTAGTCGCGAATATGCTGAATTTATAGCTGCACGTTTTGATAGCTTAGAAGTTTATAAAATAGCTTATGAAGAAGCTGTTAATAGGGCTGTTGAATGTGATGCATTATTAAATAAATCTGAACGCTTTATTGTTGATTTAAAAAAGCAGAATAGTAATTATAGTGATATGATTATTATTAAAGATGCAATGATACAAAGCTATGAACGTGGTAATGCAATTTGCAATGATTATGCAAAGCAGTTAAAAAAAGAAAAACGTCTTAAAAAAGTGTGGAAAATAACAACTTACGCGTTTATATCTGTATCTTTGGGGGCTATAACATATAGTATTTTAAAATGAATGGTTTAGCGATATATTTTGATGGCATACCGCAAGATTTAGATAATTTTAACGGTACTGAATCTGCAAGTTTTGTTTTTAGACGCAAAGATGAATCAGGCGAATCTGCATTTAGTTTTGCGCCTGAATTAACTATTGTAGGAGATACTTATGATTATGTCAAACAGCAAATAATAAACGCGCCTAATCCAAATATAGCTGCTATAGATGTATTGATTTATGATACATGCTGTTTAAATACTGATGGTTCAGATAGGTTATTATTTACCGGTAAGATTGAAGGCGGTTCTGTTCGTTGGTGTACATTTCCTACATGTGAAGCGCAAGTTACTGTAGTAGATAATTCAGTAGATGCAAATGCTATCAGATGTTTAAAGAATCATTTTCCTTGGGATATTCAAAATACACAAAGCACAATAAATACACGCGGCATTGATGAATTTAGATTTGCACCGTTTATGTATTATTGCAATGACCTAAAACCAAGTTTAACACAGGAAGCGATAATGATAATTGGTTTGTATTGGTTAGTTCTGTTTACGCCTATCATTGGTTTGCTTCAGCTATTTAATTTAATTGCCGGTATAGATCAAAACATATTTGCTAATTTATCTAACTTTATTGTAGGTTGTGGGCGCCGACATATAGCACCATATTTAGATAGTCAATTTAAAAATCTTTGTAAGCTTTGTAATATTGGTTATCAAAGTTCTTTATTTGATGTTGGCGGTTATTATCACAATACTGTTAGAATGGATATTAGTTTTGTTCCTGGTCCTGGTTTAAATGAACAAGGTATAGGTGATAGCAGAGCGCAAAGAGATAATAAGCCGAACCTAAACGGTATTCAGTTTTTAGATGAACTTAAACAATGGAATATAGAATGGCGTATTGTTAACGGTGTTTTACAGATTGAACGCAAAGATTATTTTGCAGGTGTTGAATGGTTTAATACGGATAACTTGCAAAACGATCAACTATTATCTATATGTTATGAATCATTAGGTGAACGCCCTGCAGCCTATGCTGAATATGAATATGCTAAAGATGGTGTTGATAATTCAGGTGATGAAGTAGCTAAACGTTGGACTGATAGGGTTATAGATTGGAATGCTGCTAATAATCCTCAACAAGTTGGGTTATTTAGTAAAACATTTACATTTTCAGCATCACAATTTAGATATGATTTTAATGCTCCTGATGTTAACCCAATTGATAAACCGTTTTATGTAACTTTTTTTCCGTTCGTTCAAAATCCTGAAAATGAATGTGCAATGTTTTTAGAAAAGGGTATATCTGCTTTTCCTAAACTTATAAACTTACGTGAGGTTGTAAATCAAAATATATCTTCAAGTGTTTTTGAACGTGGCATAGCTATTCCTGATATTGCTTTAATGCAAAATGGCAAACGTGCATATAACTATAAATGGTATGTAAAAGCTACACCATTTGTTGCAGGTAATGGCCAACAATATGACACAGCTTATCAGCGCTTATTATATATTGATGATCCGCGATTAACTTCAATTAAAACACGAAAAGTAACAATATCGCTAACCGCGATTTGCGATTTACTTACTACATTAGATATTGATAAATATGTTACAACGCCTGAAGGTCAAGTGCAAATAACAGAAATAACATACGATACAAATAATAATTCATTAACTATAAACGGTTTAATTTAATGTCTTATACTTACGATGATATACAGTTAGATTGCATTGATAGTGCAGGTAATGTATTATATAATATAGCCACATTTGACGCTACAACGGTACCAACTACACCGATTGAAGGTTTTGCAATAGGTAATAAAATACGCCTTACATTCACTATGGTTAGTAGTGGTGCTAATAGCTTCTTAAATAAGTTTCTTAGGTTTAACCCCGCGCTATTTACAGTTAATAATAGTATCAATGCTTTTAGTTATGGTTATGAAACCATGAACCCATTAAGCACTACTGCACAACAAGCATTTTTAAATTTTGCAGCGCCATACTTAGATAATATATATTGTGAAATGTATAAAAGTGCTGCACCGCATGATACAGCAACCGTTATATTTGAATTTTATGTAACACAGGATATTTTAGATTATCTTAGTCCATCATTAACAGCGCAAAATAGTAAACGTTTTTTGAGTTCACGCGGTCAAGGTCCTGATTTCATTAACCTATATCAATCTGTTTATAGTACTTTAATTCGTTTTATTGGTATTACTTGTAAGGTATTTGATTATAATGGTTTTGATTTTCAGGTTCAAACGCCAACTGGTAATAAATTTTTGCGTATGCCTGTGGCCGCACGTTGGTATAATAGTGATATTGATGGTGACACTACCGGCATGAGATATATTGCAGAACTTGAAATAACATCACCATCACAAATAAATGCAGCATTACCATTATTATCAGAAATTAAGGCTACAAGTTCACAGGTTAATTCTGCATCATCTGCAATAGGTATTTTTACAGTAACATCTAATCAGTTAGCTGTAGGTGAAGCAAATAATGTTAGAATATTATTACGTGGTGATGCTTTTGTAGGTTCAGTTAATAACCCTGCAATAACAGATGTTAGGGTATTGCTTATTCGTGTTGATGATGCAACAAATACAGCTGATTTTGTTACTGATTTAAGTTTATCT